TGCTCCCGTTGTGACACCTCCAGTAGAAACACCACCAGTACAAGAACCTGATATACAAGATTTTTTAGGTACAGGTATTGGTGGCGTAAGAATACCAGTCGATAAAACAAAACTACCTCCACTTAGAGATATATTTGGTGGTTTTCAAAAACCAGATTTAAGACCTGATATACAACCTATAACACCACCTATACAAACTCCTCCAGCTATTGATATAGATGCAATTCGTCAACAAATAGCAGAATCAGGAATAGACTTTGGTAATTTATTAGGCATACCGAAAATAGAACAACCAGACTTATCACAATTTGTAAGGCGAGAGGACATACCTACATTAATACCAGACGTTCCAACAGGAAGAGATTTTTCAGTAGATAGAAAACAATTAATAGAAGATATTAGAAGTGGTATAGATTTACCTGTATATGAAAAACCAGATTTATCGCAGTTTGTAAGACGTGAAGATATACCGTCTTTAATTCCAAGCGTTCCAACTGGTAAAGATTTTTCTATAGATAGAGATGCTTTAATTAGAGATATAAGAAAAGGCATTGAAATACCTAAATATGAAATGCCAGATTTATCACAATTTGCTAGATTGGAAGATATACCTACAGTACCAACATTTGATAGAGAGGCTTTAATCAGAGATATTAGAAGCGGTATTGATATACCAAAACCACCATCTATTGATAGGCAATCATTAATAGAAGATATTAGAAGCGGTATTGAATTACCGACTTACCAAGCTCCTGACCTATCTGGTTTTGCAAGATTGGAAGATATACCTACATTTGACCCTAGTGTTTTAAAACAAGATATATTAATGTCGATACCTCAACAACAAGTACCTGATGTATCACAATTTGTAACACAAGAAGATATACAAAAAGCTATAGCTGGTATTGATATGCCAACTTATCAAGCTCCAGATTTATCTGCTTATGACACAAGACTTGCAGAACTAGAACAACAATTAGCAAGTTTACAACAACCAACTGGCGGTAGATTCTCAATATCACAACCAGCACCAAGGGGATTAATTTAATGGCGGTATCACACGAAGAAGTAGTTAGGGCTGCACAAGCAGAACAAATATTAACATCTGATGTTTTTAAAGAAGCAATAGAAAATCTTAAAAACGAATATATAACTCATTGGTTAAACTCACGGGATATAGATGATGTAACTGCTAGAGAAGATATACATAGATCATTATTACTATTACCAGAAGTTGAAAGACATCTGCGTATCATTGCAGAAAAAGGTAAGCTAACAAAAGCTAACATTAACAAAATTAGAAAAATCGGTTAAACCTTTTCTTTTCCTACATTATTAAGCTAAAATACCCTTAAATACATTAAGGAGTATTTATATGAGCAATAACGGAAAACCGACTGCTTTACAAACTGATAAAGAAGTTGCTGCTTCTATGTTTGAAAGTTTCTTAACCCCTGAAGAGGACAAGGTTGAGGATGCAGTCACAGAAACAGAAGAAGTAGTTGAAGAAGAAGTCCTTGAAGAAGAACTTGAACCATCTGAATATCTTGAAGAAGATGTAGAAGATGATGAAGAGTTTGACGAAGAGGATGAAGAATTAGATGAAGAACAAACCGATGTTGAAGAGGAAGCCTTGCAACCTCAGACATTTACAGTAAAAGTAGATGGTCAAGAAGTTGAGGTGACGCAAGATGAACTTATCAACGGATATTCTCGTCAGCAAGATTATACGCGTAAAACTCAAGAACTCGCCCAACAGCGTAAGACTATTGAGCAGCAGCAAGCAGAGTTAGCGCAAAGAGATGCGATTTATTCGCAGTTGTTACCGAAGATGGAAGCCCAATTAAAGGGCGAACTGGCTAACGAACCAGATTGGAACGCTTTGTATGAAGATGATCCTGTTGGTTATGTTCGCGAAAAACAACTTTGGGATGAAAAGAAAGAAAAGCTTAATGCTGTAGCAGCTGAGCAACAAAGACTTCAACATGATGCCTTTGTTAAACAGCAAGAACAACTTAAACAATATGTTGAATATGGCAATCAAAAGCTTCTTGAAATTATCCCTGAGTGGCAAAACCCTGAGGTTGCCGCAAAAGAAAAGTTGGCTATTAGCGAATATGCCGTGAATACTTTAGGTTATACACCTGAGGAAATTCAACAGGTTTATGATTATCGTGCTTTGCTTGGTTTAAGAAATGCTTGGTTAAACTCTAAAACAGTTGAAGCCACAAAGAAAAAACCAACACAAAAAGCACCAGCAAGAGTTGCTAGACCTGGAACTACTAACCGACCAAAAACGGCAGCACCTGTGAAGAAAGCAAAACAAAGGTTGGCCAAAACTGGAAAAATTCAGGATGCGGCTAAAGTATTTGAACAATTAATTTAAAGGATAAAAAATGGCTAAAGTAACAAACGCCTTTGATACATATACAGCTACTGCTGACAGAGAAGATTTAAGTAATATTATTTACAACATCTCTCCAATGCAAACTCCGTTTATGTCATCAATCGGCAAAAGAAATATTAAAAACGTAGTATTTGATTGGCAAACAGAATCATTGCCTACTCCAAGTGCTAGTGGTCAGTTAGAGGGTTTTGAGCTTTCAAGATCAGCTGCTACTGCTACAACAAGAGTAAGTAATGTTGCTATGATCTCATCAAGAGATGCAACTGTAACTGGCTCACAAGATGCTTCAGACCCAGCTGGTAAAAGGTCAGAAATGGCTCACCAACTAGCTATTATGGCTAAAGCTCTTAAAAGAGACATGGAAGAAGCTCTATGTAAAAATGGTGCTAAAACAACTGGTGACGCTACAACAGCTAGGGTAACTGGTGGTTTTGAATCATGGATTACATCTAACGATTCAAGAGGTACTTCAGGTGCTTCTACTGGTGGCGGTGCTGCTCCAACAGACGGAACTCAAAGAGCTTTAACTGAAACTCTACTAAAAGATGTTTTACAACTTGCTTTTACAAATGGTGGCGAGCCATCAATGGCAATTTGTGGACCACATAACAAACAAGTTATTTCTGGTTTCACAGGTAGAACACAAGCTAGACAAATGATCGATGCTAATACTGTTGAAGCTTCAGTATCAATCTACTCATCTGACTTTGGTGAACTAAAAATCGTTCCATCAAACAGATCAAGAGAAAGATCATTACTGTTGGTAGACCCAGAATTTGCTAAAGTATCATATCTCAGAGATTTCAAAACTGTTGATATTGCTACTATTGGTGATGCTGAAACCAAGATGATTGTGGTGGAATATGGATTGGAAGTATCCAATGAAGCTGCTCATGGTGTGGTTGCAGACTTAACAACATCATAAGTTTAGTTAAATAAGCTTTAAGGGAAGTTTCGGCTTCCCTTTTTTTTGTGCTAAAATTCCTACATGGCAAAAACTACATTAATAGATCATAAAACAGGCTTGCAATCTATTTTTGCAACTGAAGATGATAAGGTTGTTTATCAGACAAAACAGAACATACAACCAACACTAGACTATGTAAAACACTTATCTGAAAATGCACCAGGTAAAGATTTTCGTCATGTAGCAGAAGTACCCATGGTAATATATCAACAAGCTTTAAGAGAAGGTTGGGCTAAAGATTCTGCACAATGGAAGAAATGGTTAAACCATTCTGATAATAAACCCTTTAGAACATGGAAAGGTAAAGTATGACATACGATGAATTAAAAACTAATATTGCAAATTTCTTAAACAGGTCAGATTTAACAGACCAATTAGACTTTTTTATTGATGCAACAGAAGCAGAGTTCAATAGAAGATTAAGAACTAAGGATATGATTAAACGGGCAACTGCTACAGCAGATGCACAATATATGTCATTACCAACAGATTGGTTAGAAGCTATTAATATAGAAATTACATCAAACGATTTTAGACCATTGTTTCAACAATCTATTGAGTCATTAGATGTATATAGAAAAGCTAATAACAATGTAACTGGTCAACCTATTTATTATGCGATTGTAGATAATTCATTAGAATTAGTACCTACCCCTGACACAAGTTATACGCTACAATTAACATACTATGGCACTATTGATGCTTTAAGCAGTTCTAATACAACGAACTTTATATCCACAGGGTATCCAGATGCTTACTTATATGGTGCTTTAAAACACGCTTCTATCTATCTAATGGAAGATGAAAGAGTGCCGTTATTTACAGCACAATTTGAAAAAGCATTAGAAGAAATGAGGTTAGAACAAGAGAAAGCAGAATTTGGCAAAGGCTCTCTAATACAAAGAAGAAGAACTTATGGCAAGTCTGGTAAAAACATTTATTATTGGAATAATAATTAGGAGATAAAATGGCTGGATTTAGTGATTATTTAGAAGATAAAGTATTAGACCATGTATTTGGTGGTAATGCTTATACAGCACCATCAACATTATATGTTGCTTTATATACTGTAGCACCTACAGATACAGGCGGTGGCACAGAAGTATCAGGCGGAGCTTATG